AAAAGGTTTTTGGTTTACGCTTTTCCCTAAACCTCAGATAGGAGGTGCACGTGAGATTGCTATACAAGACTCTTACACACGAATCCACACTTTTGTAATGGAGAAGGTCGCAACAGCAATCAACAAGAGAGTGCCTGAAGAGATTTTGACAGACCCCAAGAAATTCTTCCGCCAGTCTGAAATGGTAGCAGAGAGTCGAAAGCTGATGAGAATAAACAAACAATCAGACGATCGACATCTGTCTTGCTACAACAATGAGGACAATTCTCGTTGGGGTCCTTCTATGGAAGCCATTCATTTCGCCATCATCCTCGACCGGATCGTCCCGGAAGTTCCAAACCTCCGTGACAACTTGATTTCTATTGCTTTGAAAATGCACAACAAAGGGATAGAGATTCCAAAAACCATCTTCGAAAAGTGGGACAGAGAGTATGAGGTCAGAGAAAAAGACGAAATGCTTGAGCTTGTTCTTGATTTCAAGAAAACAGGCAAAATATTTGCAGAATTCTCTCACGGAATGATGCAGGGCATCTTGCATGAAAGTTCTTCTACTCTTGCAGTCGCACGAATCAAGTTCACTAAAGCTGTCTTGAATAAGCTTTATCCCAAGAGGTTTGTTTTGAATAGTTTAGCAGGTTACGACGATAAATTTGACTCTATCACCATTAGAATCAAAAAACAAGACAAAGAGCTTGACGGTTTCGCCAGAGAGCAAGTCGAATTTCGAAGATGGATCCGCATTTTTAGCAATGTCAACAGAATGGTGGGCAAATTATTTAATATTTGGAGATCAGAGGAAAAATCAGTTGTGTCTGCTTGGGTTGCAGAAATGAATTCCAACTTTGTCTTCGATGGCAATACCGTAACCAGATCACTCACAGATTACAATAGTCTGTCTTCAGTCGGCAAGGCGATGTCTTATCAAAGCGACGTCTGTGAAAGTGTATCTGCTCTCAGTGGGCTAGCGAAAGATGGCTGCGACAATTTATCTTTGTTATTATTTCAGCTAACATCTAGAAAGTTCATTGACTCTATGTATCAGACTCAATCAAAAGGAGTTAATGACATTACAAAATTAGGTGTTGATAGACAATTTCTC